ATGGCCAGACCTCGCAAGGAACGCCCGCCGCCCGCATCCGTGCAGCTTGAAGCGTTGCTCGGCTATCCTTGGCCGTTCCACGGCAGGCCGCCGAAGCACGACCTCTCGACCTGGACCGTCACTGACGAATGGCCCGAGCATATTCCCGTCACCGAGACCGAGGTGGACGTGTTCGAGGCGTGGTTTGGCGATCTCTTCGATGAGCTGTTCGGGCCGTGCCGATGAGGTGAGAAGGAGACAGACGTCATGACCGTGCCGCTGCGCGCCGTCCTTTACTTGCGCGTCTCCACCGCCCGGCAGGCTGAGCATGATGTCTCCATCCCCGACCAGAAGCGTCAGGGCGAAGCCTACTGCGCCTCACGCGGCTACCAGCTCGTCGAGACCTTCATCGAAGCGGGCGCCTCCGCCACCAACGACCGCCGTCCCGAGTTCCAGCGCATGATCGAGGCGGGCACGTCCAAGCCCGCGCCCTTCGATATTGTCGTGGTCCATTCCTTCAGCCGGTTCTTCCGCGATCATTTCGAACTGGAGTTCTATGTCAGGAAGCTCGCCAAGAACGGCGTCAAGCTCGTTTCGATTACGCAGGAGATGGGCGACGACCCCATGCACGTCATGATGCGGCAGATCATGGCGCTGTTCGACGAATACCAGTCCAAGGAGAACGCCAAGCATGTCCTGCGGGCGATGAACGAGAACGCCCGGCAAGGCTTCTGGAACGGCGCGCTGCCGCCGATCGGCTATCGTATCGTCGCCGCCGAGCAGCGTGGATCGAAGACCAAGAAGAAACTGGAGATCGACCCGCTACATGCCGACACGGTGCGGCTGATCTACCGGCTGTTCCTTGAGGGCGACGGCGTGAAGGGACCTATGGGCGTCAAGGCCATCGCCTGTTACCTCAACGAGCGCCGCATCTTCACCCGCGACGGCGGGCGCTGGAGGCTGGCTTCGATCCATCAGATTCTTACCCGCACGACCTATGTCGGCGAGCACAGGTTCAACACGCGCTCGCACAAGGACGGAGAGAGGAAGCCCGAAAGCGAGGTGGCGGTCATGGCCTGCCCACCGCTGATCGACCGCGAGACGTTCGATACGGTACAGGCCCGCCTCAAGGCCCGTGATCCCCGCATGACGCCGGCCCGCGTCACCAGCGGTCCTACCCTCCTTACCGGGATCTGCTTCTGCGCCAAGTGCGGAGGCGCGATGACGCTTCGGACCGGCAAGGGCGGCGCGTACCGTTACTACACCTGCTCGACTCAGGCCCGGCAGGGCAAGACCGGCTGCGAGGGCCGCTCGATCCCGATGGATAAGCTCGACCATCTCGTCGCGAGTCACCTGGAGGACCGCCTGCTTCAGCCCGAACGGCTGGAAGCCATCCTCGCCAGCGTCCTCGACCGCCGCCAGGAACGCGCCGAGCGCCGCCGGGAGCACCTGGCCGAGCTTCATAAGCGGATCGCCGAGACCGACCAGCGGCTGGGCCGGCTCTACGATGCCATCGAATCCGGAGTGGCCGAGTTGGACGGCGCCCTGAAGGAACGGATCGATAGTCTCAAGGCGATTCGCGAACAGGCCAGAGCCGACGCCGAGCGCGTCCAGGCCGCGCTCGACAACGCCGGCAACCAAGCCGTCAGCCCCGAGATGGTCGGAACCTTTGCCCGCGCGGCCCGCCAGCGCATCCGGCTGGAAAACGGTGGCTACCGCCGCGATCACCTGCGCGCGCTGGCCCAGCGTGTCGAGGTCGCCGACACTGAGGTCCGCATCATGGGATCGAAGTCGGAGTTGCTGCGCACCCTGGTCGCCGCCTCAGACGGAAACTCGGGCGTATCTGGAGTTCGCAGTTCTGTTCTGAAATGGCGCGCCCGAAGAGATTCGAACTCCTGACCCCCAGATTCGTAGTAGAGGGGATTACCGCCGCACAAGCCGCATTTCAGCCGCATAGGCCGAAGGTGAACAGCAGGTGAGCGCACAATGGTGCGGGTTCCGCGCTTTTTATGCGCAGGCTGCGCATAGCTCCAAACGAAGGCGGCGGGACCGCCTCGCACGCGATCCCGCCGCCGCACCACACAGGGAAGGCGCCGCAGCTCGGCCACGGCCCAGCGACTCTCCTGGGCTTCGGCGGCGCGGGCAAGCCTTCTTAACGAAACATGAAAGCCGCCGCGTCATCTTGGCGGCGATGACTGAGCCGCGCGCCTTCGCCTTCTCTCAGCTCTGCGCCTGGGGCCTCACCGGCTCCTGCGCAGCGCTGGGGCTCGCCGGCGTGCTGGGCATGTTCACGCCGGACGGCCAATTCTGGGGGCTCGATCGCACCGGCTGGTGCGTGCTCTTCCTGGCCCTGGTGATGGCCTTCAGCATCGCCAGCGTGAACAACATGGCCGAGGCGGCCATGCAGGCGATCGATCGGCCTGGCGGCTGGCGCGCCTGGCACTGGCCGACGCTGATCCCGGCGGTGTTCTGCGCCGTGGGCTTCGCGATCGCCGCCAATATCGGCGTGCACCTGGGCTGGGAGATCCTGGTGGCGTCGGCGCCGCGCCATCACGGCCTGCCCAGCACCGAGACGGTGGACGCCGTGTTCCTCTTCCTGAGCTGCGCCAAGCCGGCCTCCATGCTGGCGATCGCCGGCCGGCAGGCGATGGACCGCGCGGCCGCCGAAGACGCCAAGGCGCGCGAGCAAGCCCGCCTGGACGCCATCGCCGCCGAACAGCGCGCCCTGGCCCACGAAGAGCGCCTGGCGGCCGTCCAGGCCAAGGCGGCGGCTGCAAGCGCCCCTGAAGCCCCGCCGGCCCGCCGGCCGCGCCAGCGCAAGCTGAAGCTGGTGGAGGCCGCGGCCGTGGGCCTGGCGATCGCCGGCAGCGCTGGGGCGGCCCATGCGGACCAGCCGCCGACGGCTCACGCCGAGCCCGCCGAGCGGCCCACGGCGGCCCCAGAAGCGGCGCGTGGCCCGGTGACGGACGCCATGCGGGCCGAAGCTCGCCTGCTGCTGGCCACCGGCCTGAAGCCCGGCCCGGTGAGCCGCCAGACGGGCGTCCCCCTTTCGACGTGCAAGCGCTACGCCGGGGAGGCGCAGCAGCAGGCGGCGGCCGCTTGAAGACGCGGCGCTTCCGTGTCGGCGATCGCGTCCGGCTCGGCGGCGCCCGCGCCTTGCTCACCGTGGCGCGCGTCGATCGCGAAGAGGTGTCGGTGGACTGGCCCGGCGACGACGGCCGCACGATCAGGGTGCATCGCGTGCCAGCCTTCTGCGTCGCCTACGTGCCGCCAGGCCCGGACATGATGGCCGCGCGGCGCTGAGCCTCTATAGGAAAGTTCGGCCGAGTTTGCCCCGGCCGGAATAAGAGGCAAAATTTGCGCGTAATTCGCGGCGATCGCGGCTCAGATCGAGCTGGCGAGCCGCGATCGGTGGCGATTTGCGTTCCTGCGGGAAAATTGCCGGGCATCTGCGGCGGGCCCGGCGGCCGCCTGGTGGGGTCTATCGGGATGACGGCCGATTACCGACGTGGCCCCTGCAGCTCATGTGGTGGGTGTCGATCGCACCAGCTCGATGAGCGCGGCCGCGGCCGCCTCGCGCGTGTCGGCCGTCAGCTCGCGGTGGTGCAGGCCCGGCCAGCGCGTCGCGAACCAGCGGCCGTCTTCCGCGGGCGCAACGAAGCCCTGAAGCACGAAGTGATCGAAAACGTCGAACACGTCCGCGCGCAGCTTACTAGGGCGCAGCTCCATCAATCGACGCCCCCATAATCGGCCGGGATCGGCTGCAGCGGGTGCAGGCCGCGGAGCTGGTGCGCCCCGCTATCGGGCAGGAATTCGATGACGCCATCGCGCAGGAAGTGATGGCAGCGCGTCAGCTCGCCCCGGTCCTGGTTCGCCGGCCAGAACGTGCGGATGGAAGGCGAGAGCGTGGGCTTGTCGACGTCGCCGTTCCACGCCCAGCGCGGCCGCTCTTCGCCGGCTGTATTGACAACGTGAATACAGTCGCAGCCCTGGCACCAATAGCCCAGCAGCTCGCGCCCTGGGCAGAGCGCCACGATGCCCTCGCGCTTCAGGCCCATCAGCGCACCACGGCCAGCGGCTTGCGGGCGGCGATCTTGCCGAACTTGCCGTCCGCCACCGCGCGGATCGCGCCAGCCGGCTGCAGCTTCGATTTCCGCTTCGCCGGCGCCGGCTTCTTCGCGGCCGTTTTGCGTGCTGGCTTCGCGGCCGCGCGCTTTAACGCTTTGGACCCGGAAGTCCCTTTTGTGGCCTTCTTCGGCTTCGCCTTCGCGAGCGTGCGCACCGGCTTGGCTTCGGTGCGCCGGATCGCCTTCGCGGCCGCCCGGATGCGCGGCACCAGCAACAGCAGCGCGTCGGCGAGCCGGTCCAATTCGTCAGCAGTCGGATTCATGTTCAACCTTTCAGTGGATCGGCCCGAGGGCCGCTTCGTCCGCCCAGACGCCCCAGCAGCGCTCGCGCACCGCGTCGGCGTCCAGATCGAAACCGAGATCGCGCAGCACGCCGGCGACGTCGGCGTAGCTCGCGCCGTGTTCGACCAGCTCGAGCGCGTAAAGCGTCAGCTCATCGTCGCCGCGCGCGTCATCGTCCGCGAAGATCACGCGCAGCCTCGTTGAGATCGTTCACCGCGCCCACGGCCAGGTCGCGCTGGGCTTCGCACGCGGCGATGTCGCCTTCCTGCGCAACGGAGAAGCCGGAAAGCGCGCCGATCCACGCGCCGCGCGCAACGTAGGCGTCCCACAGCGCGCGATAAGCCGCCACCAGCGCTTCGACGCTCGGCGGCGGATCAAGCGCGATCGGCCGCGCGTCCAGCGTCCCCGTCGCGGGGATCGCCGGGCGGGCCGTTCTCGAACACGGCTGCGAGACGATCGAGGGGAGCGCCGCCGTCAGCGTGATCGCCGCGGGCGGCTTCGGCGTCCCGGCGCACGCGGTCAATGCCAGCGGCCCAAGCAGCCACCACAGCCGTGCAACTGACGTCCTGCGCCAGCCGGATCTCTTCGCGCGCACGCGACACCTCCTGAGTGATGGCCCGCTCGCGCACCACCAGGCCGGTGGTGCGTTCAGCTACGCCTGCATTGATTTGCGCCTGGGCGTGAGCGCCCTTGGCCTCTTCGCGCGCGCCGGCGGTTTCCGTGCGCGCGCGTTCGACCTGAACCGCGTCGTGGCGCGAGAGGAAGAAAGGCACAGCCACGAACGTGGCGACCGCGACCACCACGCCGATCAGCGCCAGGATGCGGAGCCAAGGCAACGCCGGCATTATTTTTCGCTCTCGCCCTCGAGATTTTCAAAGGGCAGATGCTCCCAGGGCGCGAAGAAGAACGTGCCGGCGAGCGTCAGCGCGAGCACCGCAATCTGCACCTGGCCGTCCGTGCACGCCACGCCGATGCCGCCGGCGATCGTCTTGATGGCGGCCGACAAGAAATTCTTGTCGAGCAGTCGCGGCCCGGCGAAGCGCCAGAGCCGCATCAGGTACGCGATGCGCGCAGCGACGAAATCGTGCACCACGACGGTGAAAGGACGGCGCGGCTTCTCGCCGAGCCAGGTGACAAGGAACGTCGCCGCGAGCGTGAGCAGCACGGCGATCAGAACGGCGGGGATGATTTGCAGCATGAGCGAATCATCAGCCGTTCGCGGCGGCGTGTGGATTGCGCCCGTCACATATAGGGGAACACGTAGTCTTCGCCCCACGGCGAACCGCGGCCCACCTGTTCGGAAAGCTGATAGATGCGCAAGAAGATGTGGAACACCGGCCCACCGTAATCGGCCGTCATCATCGCGCTGGTGTAGGTGAACGCCGCGCCGTTGATATTGCTGATCGTGCGCACCACGTCGCCGCCGATGTCGTCGAGCACTTCCACGTCGTAGCGATCCACGTCGGGATAGACGAGCGGCACCTCGATCGTCTCCCAATCATCGCCACCCAGGCGCGTGCGCCTGGTCCACGAAATGTCCCAATCGCCGCTGTTCGGCACGCATTTCACATGGCATGGACTGAACGGGCGCAAGCCCGCCGCATGGAAGGTTTCGGTGACCTCGATGTAGCTGTTCGCGTCATGGAACGCGGTGGCCGGGCCATAGCGGAGCGTGAGCGCGGTGTTCCGATCCGTCACCGCAATGTCGAGCTGGCGCAGCCGCGCGCGATCGAGCATCGCCCAGCGCGCGCCCAGCGGCACCGGGTTGCGCATCGCGCCTTCGGTGCCGAGCTGGCCGCGCAGCAGCTTGGAGATCACATAGGTGTTGGGCGCCGTCAGCGTCGCGTTGACGAACTGAACGATTTCCCATTCGCCGTCCTGGTTCTCGATCGCGATGGCGTTGACGCCCGGCGCGCTGAAGAACGTGTCCAGGTCCACGCTTTCCAGCTCGCCGTTATAGGCGAAGAGCGCCACCGTGTTGCCGTCATCCCAGCGCGACGTTGGCCCGCGATAGAAGTCCCAAAGCGTCTCGCCGACGATCGTGGCCGCCGGAATCTGGACATTGAGCGCGAAGGTCGAGCCGGTCTGGCGATAGACATCCACCGCGCCAGGCCAGGGCGTCGCGAACGCCGCCACATAGGGCTGATACGGCACAACATCGTCGGCCAGCATCGGCAGGTCCATGAAGCGGATCTCCGGCGGGCCATAGATCGTGATGCGATCGCCAGAGCTGGGCCGGCCCGACAATTCGGGCGCCGTGTAGATCGTGGAATCCGTGGCGAGAAGCTGCAGCTTGCGCGAGGCGGCCGCATCCACGCCGCCGATGCGCATTTCGTAATTCCGCCCGCCCTTCGGCAGCGTGATCACATCGCCCGGTTCGAGCGCCAGCTTCGACGGCGGCAATTCGATTTCCGCCGTCTCGCGCGCGATCCACGTCTCATAAAGCTTCGTCTCGGCAAGCGCGCGCGCAAAGCTCTCGGTGAGCACCAGCGGCGCATCGATGCCGGCTTCGGAATCGGACCAGCCGGTGAGCCGGCGCGCCGACACGGCCGCCTGCTGGTAGGCGTTGTCCTCGTTGAGAAAGCGCACGGCCACGGCCACCGGCAGCTCAACGTCCTGGCCGCGCGTGATCGAGATTTGCGGCGCGCCGTCGTCGTCGATCGTGAGATCGCCGGCGTCGATCGTCGCCACCGGATCGCCGCCGCGGCGCACGAACTTGACCTTGCCGCCCGATTCCAGCGCGTCGAACAGATAGACGTCCATCAGCGTGGCGAGCATTTCGCGCGGGGAAGAGCGCGAAGGCACCACGAAGCCGATCACCAGCGCTTCGCTGGCGCTCAGATCGAGCACGTCGATATCGTCATCGCCCAGCTCCACCAGCGCGCAGATTTCGCGCACCAGGTCCGCCAGCGGCGCGACGCCCACCCGGCCGGTGAGCCAGTGGCCCAGCCGCCAGTTTTCGCTGTCCCCCCACACGTTTCCGAATTGCGGGAATTCGGGATACGGGCGCGCGTCCCACGTCCAGGCGAAGCACCTGGTGGTGTCGATCATCGGCGCAGCGTATTCCGTGGACGTCGGATTGTGGCCGGCCGCCACGTCCCAATAGCCCAGCAGCGCCTCGATGAACCGCCGCTGCGCCAGGTCATCGCGCGCGCCGCTCGAATAATACGGCAGCGAGGATTCCACGCTCTTGGGATCGACGAAGCGGTACGGCGTGTTCGCGCCTTTGTTGACCGCGGCGCAGCCGAACTCGGTGAACCAAATGGGCTTGCTTTCCGGCGTCCACACGGTGGGCGAGCCGTCTTCGACGCCGGCGGGCCGGTTATAGTGATCGTTGAGCCACCAGCTCTTCAGGTCTTTGTTGCGATACACCCACGGCTTTGAATACGTGCCGTCCGTGATCGGCGTGCGCACCTGGGCGTCGCGGTCGTTCTGATCCGCGTAATACCAGTCGAAATACTCGCCCGCTTCGATGTTGCTCTGCAGGTACTCGCGCGAATAGGGCCCGCCGAGATCGGCGTCCAAATGCGTGTTGCCGTCGCGCCAGTCGGCGAGCGGCATGTAATTGTCCACGCCGACGAAATCGATGTTCGTGTCGGCCCACAGCGGGTCGAGGTGAAAGAACACGTCGCCCGAGCCATCGGCCGGCCGGTGCGAATGATATTCGGACCAATCGGCCGCGTAGCCGATCTTGACGCCGCCGCCCAGCAGCGTGCGGCACTCGGCGGCCAGGTCGATCAGCTCGGCCACGGCCGGATAAGTGTCGGCGTCGCTGCGGATCGTGGAGACGCCGATCATCTCGCTGCCGATGAGGAAAGCGTCCACCGCGCCGGGCGTGGCGGCGTTGGCGGCCGCGCAGAGCGCCGCGTAGTGCAGCACCAGGCGGCGGAAGGTCCATTCGTTCGGGCCGGAATAGGCCACCGTGCGCAGCGTGGAATTCCACGCGAAATCGCCGGCGTCGCACGTGCCGAAGAACGCGCTCACCTGGGTGGCGGCCGTGCCCGTCTGATCCACGGTGCCGGTGAAGCCGGCGGCCGGGCTGCAGGTGATGCGTCCGCGCCACGGATATGCGGGCTGGCCCGTCGTCGCCGCGCTGTTCGAGTACGGGTCCGGCAACGTGTTGTCGCTGGGCACGTCCATGAGGATGAAGGGGTAGAACACCACCGCCTTGCCGCGCGCGGCCAGCTCTTGGATCGTGTCGAAGATCGTGTCGTCGCTGGGCGTGCCGCCATAAGCGGAATGCTCATCGTCGAGCGAGGAAATCACTTCCGCGGTGGTGCGCGTGATGCCGGACACGCGCCAATCGCGCGGGCGCACGGCCTTGGGTTCGTCGGTTTCGACCTTCGGGCGGATCGTGCAATCGCCGGCGCGCAGATCGTCGCCGAACCAGGCCGACACCACCGCAACGGAGTCGACGTGCGGCAGGCCGGATTCCAGGCTGTCCAGCGATTTGAGGAGATCCGGCTGGCCGCGGCCGTTGTGCGCGTTCTCCGCGCCCGTCGCGCCGCGATAGGTCTTCACATAGACGTCGGTGCCGTAGGCGAATTCGCCGGACGCCGGAATCAGCGTGATGGCCGACACGCGGTTTTCGAGCATGTCGGGATCGCTCGAAACCAGCGGCTTGAAAATCTCGGCGGTGATGACCGGGATGCGGTTGCCGAAATCGCCCAGGGCCATGTTCTCGAACACGAGATAGGCCACGCCGCGGAACGCCGGCACATTCTCCGCGCCTTCCTTGGCGACGATGAACGAGTCCGGCTCTTGATCTTCGGCGCCGGTGTAAAAGCGAATAGTGAACTTGGACTGGTCCAGCAGCATGCCGTCCGCCCAGATGCGGCCGACGCTCGCGGCCGGGCCTTCGCAGAACGCCACGGCGAAGCTGACGCTGTAATTGTAGGTGCGCGTGGTGACGTTCGTGCCGCCCCCGCCGCCCTTGCCGCCGCCGGTGCTCTGCGTCGTCGTCGTGATCGTCTCGAGGAAGCGCGTGGCCCAGATCATTTGGCCGTCGAGGCGCTGGCGGCCCCACATGCGCGCGATCGGCGTGCCTTCGGTGCTGGAGGTGATCTTGGCCTCGGTGAGCCGCGGGCCTTCCTGCGTCAAATTCTGAGTGCCAGGCCCGAACACGGCCTGGTCGATGCGCGCGCCGATGAAGGAGCCGGCCGCGGCCAGCACCTTGCCCCAGATGCCGCTGCCCCCGAGCCAGGAGCCCACCTGCGTCAAGATCACCTGGGCCAAGGATCAGGCCCCCGGAAACGCGAAGACGCCGGCGATCGACGCCGTGCGGCGCGTGCGCAGGAATTGCGCCAGGCCCTCTTCGGTCACGCCGATGCCCTGGTAGGCGTGGATGATCCGATCGGGCGCCACCAGCAGCGCGCAATGCTTGGCGAGCGCGGCGCGCTGCATGCGGAAGACGATCACGTCGCCGGGCGCTGGCACATCCTTCTCGATCAGGAACGCGCGGCAGGTTTCCAGCAGCGTTTCGCGGCCGAGCGCTTCGGCCCAATCGCGCGAATAATTCGGCGCGGCCACCGGCTCCGGGCCGATCACGGCGCGCCACACGCCGCGCAGCAGGCCCAGGCAATCGCAGCCCGCGCCCTTCGTGCTCTGCTGGTGGTGATACGGCGTGCGCAACCAGGTCCGGGTTTCGGCGATCAGCGCCGCGCGCAGCTCATCGGAAGAGGCTTCCGCCATCCATAACCTCGCCCTGGCGCGGGTAGGCGGTGACGCGATCGTTGCCGGGCATCAAAGGGAACCCTCGGAAATTATCGAGGTTCGCAAAGCGCGCGGCGCACGTGGTCGCGGTCTTGTCGCATCCGGCCGTGACGATGAGGCTAACGCCGCCGGCCGGGATCGCGGGGAGCGCCTGCCAAAGCTCGGCGTAATGGACGCCGCCGGAAATCGTGTGGGCCTTGATCTCGCGCGCCAGGCCGTCGAGATCGCCGCTGGTGAGCCGCACCAGGCCGCCGCTGAACCAGCCTTCATCGTAGCCCGACACGCCGCTGAGAATCAGCGTGCGCGCCGTCGAGCCCATGCCCACCGTGCCGGTGGCCTTGTAGGTGGCGCTGGTGAGATCGATCGTGCAGCGGCCGTCGCCCAGATCGGCGTCGCAATAATAGTGATAGATGCGGCCCGTCTTCTGCTGCAGGCGATCGCTCAGCGATCGAACCTCGGCCTGAAACGCCAGCGCGCCGCGCGTGATCTCGCCGAGCTGGCCGCGCCCTTCCACCCAGCGCTGCGAGACGTTCTGCCAATTCACTCCGTACACGGTGATGGCCGCGAAATCGAACCGGCCGTTGGCGATATCGTCTTCGCTCAGATCGTCGCTGCGCAGCGCGCCGGCGACGTCCATATTGTCCACCGAAAGGCCGAGCGATGACGCCACGCGCGTGCGGGTGAAGCCGGACTCGGCTTTGTAGGTGACGCCATCGAACACCAAGTCCTGGTCGTGTTCTGTGAAGCCGAAGACGACGCCGTCCTGGCGCTCGATCTTCCAGCAATAAGCGATGGTGGTGGCGCGCGTGTTCAGGTGGGCCTGCAGCGCGGGGTCGATGTCCTTCAAACGCGAATCTCCACGATCGGAATCTGCGGGATCGATCCGCCCTTGAACGCCTCGAGCGAGATTTCGAGCTTGTCCGTGTCGAAACGCGCGGGCACGTCGAATTCAAAACCGGCGGTGATCGCGGCCGCCAGCGTGGCGTTGATCGTCACCAGGCCGGTGGCGTAATCGACCGTGAAGTCCGTGCCCTCGATCTTCTCGGCGCCGGCCACGGCCACCTTCACGGCGCCGCGCACCGGCTTGGTGATCGTGCGCAGCCAGGTGCGCCCGCCCGACGTGTAGGCTTTCTTGAGCTGGAAGCTGGCGCCGGCGCCCGTTCCGGTGCCGAGCGCCTGGTCCGCCGCGGAGATCTGTGCGGAGGGCCTGCAGCTCTTGAAGTCCATGCCGTCGCGCCAGCGGAAGCCATAGAGGCGGCCCATGCGCGCCTCGAAGAAGTCCACCACCTTGCTGAGATCGTCGAGCGTCTTCACGCCGTAGCCCGCATCCCAGCGCCGGCGCGAATTCGCCCAGGTCGAATTGCGTTCCTCGAAACCGGAGGCGAGCTGCACAATATCGGTGCGCCGTTCCGGCCCGCCCGACGCGCCCAGGCTGATATCGGTGGGGAACCGCACTTCGTCGAAGCTCACGAATACCGCCTCCCGCGCATCGTGGTGCGCGCCAGCATCGCCTCGAGCTGGCCGCGCGATTGCTGGAAGCTGCGCGCATCCGTGCCGGGCGGGAAGTTGAAATTGTAGACGTTCGTTCCGCCGCCGCGGCGGTTGTCATTGCGCGCGTTCGGCGCGACGTAGCCGCCGCGCGGGCCCATGATCAGCTTTTCCGGGCCCAGTTCGCCCACGTCGACGATCGTGTTCGGCAGCACAAAGCCGCCAGCAGCGCGGCCGCCGCCGAAATTGAGAACGCCAGGCGGCAGACCGATGCTGTTGCCGAGATTGCCTCCGCCCGATCCGCTGGTGGTGGTTCTCGAGCTGCTGCCGAAGATTCCGCCGATGACGCCGGACCAGAAGCCGCCGTCGTTCTGGTTCGCGGCGCCGCCGAGAATTCCGCCCAGCGCGCCCCAGAGATTGTCCGAGGCGCGGTTGCCTGCCGCGCGGCCGGCGCCGAACACCACGTTCTTCACCATGTCGGTGAGGCTGAGATCGCCGCCATTGATCAACGTGCGCAGGCCCGACTTGAACGTGCTGCCGATCGCCTTGAGCACGTCGTCGGCGGCCTGCTGGAAGGCGCTCGTGACTTGGCGCGTGGCCGTGGTGCACGGCTCCACCATGACGTCCTGCAGGCGGCCGAATTGCTCGGCGATGCCGTCCACCATGTCGGGCACGTAGGAATGGCCGACGACGCGATCGTAGAGCTGGGCGAATTGATCGCCGAGCCACTTGAGCTTTTCGCCCACCCAATCGCAGACCTGGCCGAATTTTTCGACCACCCAGCTTTCCATCGCGGCCCAGGTTTGCCGCCAGGGCTCGCTGATTTCCGGCAGCAGCGAGCTGAAGATGTTTTTGATCGTCTCATAAAACGTATGGACGATCTCGCCGGCGTGCTGCCAGGCGCCGGCCCAATCGCCCTGGATCAGCGCGGTGATCGTGCGGATGAACTCGGCGAGGATGTGCAGGAAGCCGCCGATCGCTTCGCCCGCGGCGTTGAACACGCGCAGGATGATTTCCACGAACAGCTTGAGGATCGGAATCACGATCTCGCCCAGCTCGAGGAAGGCTTTTTTGATGCCGCCTTCGTCGTTCCACAACGTGTTGAACAATTCGACGAAGGCGGACCAGGCGTCGCCGGCGCCGCTGAGAATGTCGCCGAAGGCTTCGCCCATCAGCGTGTTCCACCGATCCTGAACCCAGGTGGCGAATTCCTTCAGCGGCTCCCAATTCGCCGCGACGAAGAGCGCGAGGAACGCGGCGACGGCCGCCACCACCAAGCCGATGGGCGTCATCAGCGCAGCGAACGCGCCGGCCAGCGTGCCGCCCACCAGCGTGGCGAGCGACGACAGAAGCGGAATCAGGCTGGACACCAGCGTGCCCAGGCCGGTGAGGCCGAGCGCCTGGGCGATGCGTCCGCCCGCCGCGCCGCGCACCGCGCGCCCGGTGTTGTAGGCGGCCACGCCGAGATCGTCGGCGGCCGCGCCGAAGCCCGGAAATTCACGCTGGCCCACCTGGAAGGCGCGCCGCGCGCGCGTGCTTGAGAACGTGCGCTGAAACCAGTTGCGGCGCCGACGGCCGCCGCGGCCGTCGTCATCTTCGGGGCCGGCAGGTCCGCCCGGCGCGCCGATGATCGGCGGGATTGCGCCGCCACCCGCGCCGCCGGCGCCGGTGTCGCGATCGTCGCCAGGCGCGCGATAGCGGCTGGGCGTGAAGCGGCCGCGTTCGTCGCGTCCCTGGCGGCGCTGCATATCGAGCACCGCCCCGCCGAGCGCATAGGGCGCCACCGCGCCGGCCGTCGCGGCCCAGGGCGCCGGCACGCCGCCGCCCGGATGCACGCCGATCTGCGCGGCCCGGCGCATTTCGGTGGTCAGCAGGCGCATTTCGTTGCGCACCTGGCCGATGCGCGCGGACGCCAGCAGCAGCGGCGCGGTGAGCGCGGCGTTGACCGCATCGCCGAGCGTGAAGCCGCCCGCGCCGCTCAGCGAAGACGCCAGGCCGCGGATTTCGGAGCGCGCTTGCGCGATGCCACGCCGGAAGCCGGAAAGATCGACCTCGATCTTTACGACCAGCGTGTCCAGAAGCGTGCCGTTGCCGGTTCCCAAAGCCATGCGCTGATTATCCCGGCGCGGCGTCGATCAGCGGAGAAGCGGCGCGCTCCGCGGCCACGCGCGCGTCCAGCTCTTTCATGTCGGCGTCGGTGAACGTCTCGCCGTCATCGCCCCCGCCGCCGTGCAGCTCCATGAAGCCATGCACGCGCGCGTCCCATTCGGTGAGGGATTGCGACCAGAAATCATCTTGGCGCATGCCCATCGCGCCGAGCCCGATCTCGAGCCACCGCCGCCACGGCGTGGGCCCTTTTACGCGCTCGGCGCTTGGGCGTTTCCCGCTTCGTCCGCGGCCGCCGGCTGCTGGCCCTTGGAGAGCGCCATGCCGATGGCGTCCACCAGGTCGGCCAATTCGCAATCGGAATACCGAACCTCTTTGGCGATCGCGTCGAATTCTTCGGCCGAGCCGCGCTCGGTGTCGGGCGCCGTCTCGCCGGCGGCGATCGCCAGGATGGTGGTGAGCTTCGCGAGCTGCTTGACGGTGGGCCGCTGCAGGATTTCTTCCAGGTCCGCGATGCTCTCGATCTCGAATTTCGTTTCGATCTCATCCATCGCGCGCAGCGTCAGCTTCAGCTTCAGCGTGCGCGTGCCCAGGTCCAGCTCCGCGACGCCGCGGGCGTTCAATTTCTTCGCCATGCTTGCTTCCTTGCGACGGGCGGCGCGATTCATGCTCAGGCGCGGCGCGCCAGCTTGAACACCGCAATGGTGAGATCGGCCACAGCGTCGAACGTGAAGTTGACGAAGCCATCGGCGTCGATCAGCGCCGGCGGCAGCGGGCCGATCATCTTGTCGCCGGTGGTGATCGGCACCGTGACGGTGGGATCGGCGAGCGTCACCGGCCCCCAGCCGGCGAGCTGCTGGGTCGGGTTCGGCACGTCGAACGTGATCGTGCGCGTGGACCCGTTCGTGTTCTTGAGCTGCACGAACATGCGTTCATCGCTCGAGCATTTGACTTTCGAGCCGTCGCTGTTCGCGCTGGCATAGGCCGGCGTGAGGCCCGCCAGGGTGATCGTCTGCGGCGTGATTTCGGTAACGGCCATCGGCAAGCGCTCCTATTTAGGCGGACGGCGTGAACGCGATCTCGCCCGCGCTCATGAAGGTGGTGGAGAACGAAAGCTCGCCGTCGTGGTTGCCGGCGAAATCGTTGGAGTCGGTGGCGAAGTTGCCGACGAAGACGCCCAGGCCCGGCACCGTCATGCGGTATTTGAGCGGGCCCGAGTCGTTCCAAAGCGCGTTGAAGATTTTGCGCTGCGTCGCGTGGCTCTTGAACAAGCCGTTGCCGCTGATCTGCATCGTCTTGATGCTGAACCCGGTTTCGCGCTCTTCCCACTGGCCCGGCGATTGATCGTCCGTGGTGACGGTCGAAGGCCGCGAATAGGTGAGCTGCTTGGCGCGCATCCCAGCCACAGGGGTGTAGGTGCCCGCGCCAGGCGTGTCTTCCACCGCGATTTCCAGCAGCCGGCCTTTTTGCGTCGCCATCAGATCTCCTCCGTCACCGCGCGCCAGCGCTGCAGGCCGAAATAGCGTTTGCCGGCCTCATCAGACCGGACGTCCTCGAACTTGAATTCTAGGTTTGCGAGCACGTGCGTGGAGAGGGAGAGGCTGGCGTCGCGAAGGAACAGGCGCACGGCGTTGAAGATCGCCTCGCCTTCCTTGTCGCCCTCGGCCTCCCCAAGAAGGTGGATTTGCACGTCGTGTTCGCCGCCGCGTTCGCTGGTGGTGTCGAACGGGCGCCAGGTCGAGCTGATGACCAGGTACGGGAAGCGCGCGCCATCGGGCACGCGGTTGAAGATGCGCGGGCTTGCGCCCAGCGCCGTGGCCTGCACGCCGGCGTTGGCCTTCAGCGCCGCGATCAGCGCGCTGCGCAGCTCGGTGGACGGGCTCGCCATCAGCCGCCGCCTTCATCATCGGGGGGCGGCAACGCCGGCGGCCGCGTGCGCTCAAGCTCGGCGCGGTTCAGCTCTTCGGCGCTGAAGCCGGGCTTGCCTTCGTTCGATTCCGAAGCGCCGCCGGAAGGCGGGCGCGGCCGCGGCGGTGGCGGCGTGATGATCGGCGGCGGTGGCGGCGGGGGAAGCAGCCTGAGCGCGCTGGCCGCCGGCGACACGGCGGCGCGCACATAGGTTTGGAACACGCCCTTGATCGCGTCGCGGCTTTCCATCAGCGCACGGCGAAGGAAAGGACGGCCGCCGTTCGTCTCCGGCTTGTATTCGAGCGGCGCCGCATATTCGGCGTCCGCGCCCACTTCGCCGGTGATCTTCTCGCGGCTCGCATCGGGGAAGCTGCGCGGGAACTGCGCGCGGACCTGTTCGTCCACGTTGTCGAGCTGCACCTCGGATTCGCCCACGTCCGTGTAGATCGAGCGCATAAGGTTGCCGGTGTCGGCCGCCGGATATTCGCCGATCGCCGACGCCTGGTGCGGCTTCCTCGATCCGTAGGCGAACAATCCGCCGTTCCAAGAGCGCGCGAAGAGCTGGGTGTAGATGCGGCCCGTCTTTGGGCCGTTGGCGATGCCTTCCACGGCGCGATCGCGCACCATGCCCACCGAGCGATGCAGCGCGTCGGTGGCGGCGTCTCGGATGCGATCGTGCAGATCGTCCAGCTTGCCGTTGATGGCGTCCGCGCCCTCGATAGTGATCTTGAAGCCGGCCATCAGAGCGGCCCGCCTTCGCGGCAGCGCAGCGCAAGCCAGCGGCCGCCTTCGTCGGGATCGACGCCGGCTTCGATATAAAGCTCGCGCAGGCGGCCGCCGCGATCCTTCCACCGGCAGCGCGCGCCCTGGGCCGCCTGGCCCACCAGGTCCGCGCGCCAGCGGATCGTGACGATGTGGCTCACGCGCTGTTCGTTGCGCTCGGCCTCGCGTAGCTCATGCCATTTCGCGGGCCGGATCGCGGCCCACACGGTGGCGTCGACGGTATCGGCGCGCGTCCAGCCGCCGGCGCCATCGTCAACGCGCTGGACGCCGATCAGCTCGAGCCGGTGCGAGAGATCACGAATCGACGCCATCAGCCCAGCGCCATGCCCCGGTGCGGCACCAGCAGGTGGTCGATCGTGAACTTGATATCGCCCACCACCGAAAGGTTCTGATTGAGCGCGGTGGGCTCGCGGTTTTCGTACCAATGCCCGATCAGCAGCAACATGGCCTGCTTCAATTCGTCGGGCACGTCGCTTGGGATCGCCCCAAAGCCAGCGGTGAATTCCACCTCAATGCCGGCATAGGCGCGCGTGGGCTGGGCCGGATCGACGCCGGTGGCGGACACCAGGCGCGCCGGCCGGCTGCGCACAAGCTGGAATCCGCCGAGATCCTGTACGGTGAGCGCCGCGCCGTCCCACACCTTCACGGCGTCGATCGTCTGCACCTGGTGCGGGCGCAGCTTCAGCCCGCGCGGCGTCCAGGCGTCGAACGTGGCGCGCCAGGTCTGGGTAATGAGCGCAAGGCCGCAGAAGCGCTCCACATAGCCGCGCGCGGCCGGGATGAGCCGCCCGAACAGGCCGTCCTCGGCGTCGGATTCTACACGCGCATGCGCCTTGGCTTCGGCCAGCTCGATCGGCTCGGCCGCCGGCGGCGTGATCAGCTCGTAATTGCCCAAGGGTGGCCTCACGAAATGAAAGCGGGGCGCGGCCGTTCTGACCGCGCCCCGCGTGCTGCAACCCCAGCCAAGGGGCCGCGGAGCGCCTCGGCGTTACTCGGCCGGCTTGAACGCCAGCCCTTCGAGAATCGCGACGACGCCGTAGGGCGTGCCCACGCCGTGCGTGCCTTCGTGCACGGAAGCGACGCGCGTGTAGCGCTTGCCGTGGCGCACGCCGATCGAGAACACGCCGGGGATTTCGGCGTTCGCGTCGAACTTCACCATGATGCCCGCGCCATCCGGCGTGAAGACGACGCCCGCCGGCGCATTGGCCGGCAGGATGATGTCCTCGGCCGTCACCGGATCGGTGGGGGTCGCGGCATCGCCCTTCGTGAGCTTGAACGTGATGTAGTCGGTGCCCGAAAGCGTGATGCCTTCCGCGCCCACGTCGAAAACGACCGTCACTTTGTCGGCGAGATTGCCGCCGTTCATGTGGTCAATGTCGCCGCCGGCGCCGGAAGTGCGCACCGCGGGGGCGAGCACCTGGACCAGTTTCTTGTCGTTGACGCCATCCTTGAGCATGCGCGTCGTTCCTTCCTCAGAAAAACCAGGTTGTGGGGTTCGCCTCCGCTTAGGCCGCGGTCATCAAGCCCTTCATCGCTTCGGTCTTGATGTAGCCGCCGCCCAGGCGCTTCGTGGAGTAGAACACCACGTAGGGCTTGTTCGTGTACGGATCGCGCAGCATGCGGATGCCGATGCGGTCGACGATCGTGTAGGCTTCGCGGAAATCGCCGAACAGCAGCGGGATGGCGTTTTGCGCGATCGCCGGCATGTGATCGTCGATGTCGAGCGGATAGCCGAGCAACACGTCCGGCGCGCCGGCTTGCATGCCGGGTTGCCAGATATAGTGGTCGTGATCGTCTTTGATCTTCCGCAGCTCGCCCTTCGTGAAGCGGCTGCAGCGGAAGCGCGCGTTCGACAGGTAGCGCGCCTTGAGGCGCGTCTGCAGGTCGATGATGGCGTCGGCCACCGGCGACGCGCCGGAGAACAGCGCGGTGTCGGCGCCGGACTTCACGTAGCCCAGCTTGCCTTGCACGGCTTCCGTGACGCCAGTTTCGAGCGTCAGCTTCGTGCTCGGCAGGATGATGCCTTGCGGCTTGCCCACGCCGTTGCCGATGATGAACGCGCTGGCTTCCAGCTCCCAGAAGGCTTCGCTGGTTTCTTCCGCGATGAACGATTCCACGTTGGTGAAAGCGTCATCGAGGATCGTTTGGGACGCCGCCGGCGAGGCGTACATTTCATGCACGCCGATGGTCACGCCGCCGAACGTCACCGTCGAGGTGAGCGGACGCCCTTCCAGCTCGGCCACCCAGCCGGCCGCGTTGTTGTTGTTCGCCACCGGCTTGGAATAGCTGCCGCCGCTGATCGTGCGCACGCGCGCGACGTTGCGGAGGTTGCCATCCGTGCGCGCCAGGCGCGCGATCTCGGTGTCGATTTCCGGCGACGTGATGTAGCCGCCTTCGACGTTCGAGCCGGCCGACATGGCGCGCTTCTGCAGCGGCTCGGCGTCCGTGCCGCGACGCACCCAATCGTTGAAGGCGGTGCGGTATTGCGGATCGGCGCCCGGAATTTCGGGCTCTTCGCGACGCGGGGCGCCGGCGCGCTTCGCCATCGCCTCGATTTCGTCGGCGCGTTTGTTCAGCTCTTCGTTGCGCTTGTTCAGCTCGGTTTGAAGAGCCGTCAGCGCATCGTTGATGCGGTTCGTCTTGTCTTCCAGCAGCGGGTCGGCCTTGCGGCTTTCGATCGCCTTCAGGCGTTCGTCGTTGGCGGTCTTGAACGCCTCGAACGCGCGCATGATCGCGTCGGGCGTGACGGCCTCGCGGACCTGCAGGCCGGCGGGCTTCAGCGCATTGCGCGAGGCGGTGCGCTTCAGGGCAGCATTGCGGGACATGGGTTCCTCATTGTTGGCGGTAATCGTCCGTGGCCGTGCGCAGCAGCGCGGCCAGTCTTTCCATCGCCGCAGCGTCCCGCTGTTCGGCCTCGGCTTCGGGCGGCGCGTCGCGCGCATCGTCCTTCGGCCGCCACTGGCTCGCCATTGCCCGCGCGGCGGCGCGCGTAGCTCCCTGCGAGCGGAGCAGGTCTTCAATGTCGCGGCGCGACATATCGGGGCGGATAGTGCGCACGGCGGTGACGCCGGCGGCCGGATCGGAGGCGCGTTCGACCAGGCTGATTTCGTAGAGCGTCACCTCTTTGACGATGACGGTGCGCGCGTCCCAATCCTGTTCGTTTTGCACCTCGAAATCGTCATGCACGAAGCCGATCGAAAGCCCGGTGCAGAGCTTCCGGCGCACCAGCGCCAGGGCGTGATCGCCCCAGGCCGATTCCAGAAATTCGCCGCGCACGAAGAGGCCCACGTCGTCTTCGTGCATTTCGAGCCACGGCCCGATGAGCAAATCCCAATCGTGCTGCAGGTAGAAGCTGGGCAGCTCGCCCTTGGCGCGCCATTCCGCGAGCGTGCGGGTGAACGCGCCCTTCTGGAAGATTTCCTTGTAGGAATTCTTGGAGCCCCAGACGACGGCGTAGCCCTCGAACGTGCGGGCTTTCGGATCGACCGAAATATCCTTGATGCTCGAGAAGCGGCGCTCCATGCCTTCCGGCGCGTGCTTGCGCAGCTCGAGCATCGTCCCGCATCGCTCGCAGACGAGCCCGCTCATCTTCTTGATGAAGCGGTGCTCGCCCGGCTTGCATTTCGCGCGCTTCGTCATGCTGGGGTTCTCCCGCGCCTGGGTTCGGATCAGGACGGGTCGGTGTTCGCCGCGATCTGCTTCAGTTGGCCGATCACGGTGTTGTCGCCGGCTTCGTCATCGGCCGAGCCGATCAGCGCGATGAGCGAGTCCAGCTTGGCTTCCAGCTCATCGACGTCCGCTTCGACTTCCGTGAGCTTATCGAGCGTGCGGCCCATGCCTTCGTTCTCCTTGCGGTTTGGCTCGCTTAATCATCCCGCCAGGCGGCCGGCGGCGGATTGCGCGTCAGCTCAGGTTCTCGATCAGCATCGAGCAGCGGCAGTTGATGATTTCGCCGGGCGGCCCGGACGGATCGCCCGGATAGGCCAGGCTGGCGTCGCCCACGGTGAAGTTTTCGTCCTGGCCGACGCGCTGGCCGTCCGCGGCCGCGTGCGTGGGCCGCGTGCGCGCGTCCTCGATCGCCACCCACACCTTGCGGAAGGGCCGGTTGCGATCCTGGGCCATCGCCAGCAGCGCGGCGTTCTGGGCGGCCGCGATCTCGGTGCGCGCGATCGTGCGCGCGCGGTGCAGGCTGACTTCGCCGGCGAGCGCGTCGCGCACGCGCCTGGCGGTGTTTTCCTGGCCGGTGACGCCCTCGCGCGCGGCCTTGGCCAGCGTATCCGTCACCACCTGCTGCGACGTGGCGGCGATCCGGCGCGGCCTGGTGGCGCCCTGCTGTTCGACGAAGCGGGCCACGCGCTCGCGGAAGCCTGGCCGTCCCTGCGGGCCAGCGGGGCCGCTGGGCGGCGGTGGTGGCGGCGGCGCAGGCGGAACCGGCGGCGGCGGGGGAACTGGCGGGGGAATCTCCCCCGCTGGTGGGGGAAGCGCCAGCGGCTCTTCCGGCGCGGGCAACGCCGGCGCGGCGACGATCTCGAACACGGCGTCGATGATCACCGGATCTCGAACCACCGCGCCGATCTGGGCGGCCAGGTTGCCGGGATGCGCGGCGATCGCGGCCGCCACCACGGCCGACACGGCGGGATCGCCGGCGAGCTTGGCAGCAGCGGCGTCGACGCGATCGGCGGGTAGCGAGAGGATCAGCACGCCGGCGAGCACGGCCAGGATCAGTCGGCGGCGCGCGGCGTCCTTCTCGGCCTGGGTTTGCTCGCGATCGCCGTCATCGTCGCCGAGCATATCGAGCGCGACCTGGCCGAACACGTCGGCCGTGGCCCACCAATACGCGGTGAGGATGGCGCGCACGCGCCGTTCGTGGCGCAGCACGTCCCAGCGGCCGGCGAGATATTCCTCGCCGCACGTGGCGAATTCGGCGCGCATGGCGGCGCGCAGCGGCTTCACCAGCGCCGCGTTCGCGCGCGAAAGACGCCGGCGCCAGCGGGCGTGCTTGTCGATCACTTGGATTCGGGCGGCGGCTCGGCCGGCGGGCCGTCCTTCGTCTTGCCGTAGGCGGCCGCGCCTGCTTCCGCCGGGTCCATTTCGCCGGCGATCACGTCTTCCAGCGTGGACATTGCGCCCGACACCAGGATGTGGCCGCCCGGCTTATCGTCGGCCGGCTCTTCGTATTCATCCCAGCCCAGCTCGCCGCGCTTTTCGTCGATCGTGAGGAAGTCGGCTTTTGTGATGCGGTCCCAGCGATCGCGCATTTCGGCTTCGGCCAGGCCGGACGCTTCGTAGTCGAAGCACACCTTGATGTTCGGCCCGTAGATCGGGCGCACCCAGGCCGTGATTTTCTTCGCGATGAAGATGGCGAGCGGCCAGGCCGTCTCCTTCCAGAAGGCGAGCTTGGCCTCGTAGTAATTGGCGAACGTGTTGTCGCCCGGCAGGCCCAGCAGCAGCGGCGGCACGCCGAGCGCGAACGCGATCTCGCGCGCCGCGGCGTTGCGGCCTTCGCCCGATTCCATTTCCTTGGGCGAGAGGCCCATCGGTTCCCACGTCAGCCCACCTTCCAGCAGCAGCGGGCGGCCGGCGTTCTCGGCGCCGGTGTGGTTTTCGTCGAGCGAGAGGCGCAGCTCATCCTTCTGATCTTGCGTGAGCGTTTGCGGGCCTTCCTTCGGCGCGAACACCAGCGCGCCGGACGGGCGCGCGGAATTCTCATAGAGGGCCTTGGCGTAGGCGACGGCGGCGTTGTGTTCGTCGCCGGCGGCCGAGCCTGCAGCCATCGGCGCGAAGCCGCGCCAGTGATTGCGCGGATTCCAGTGGCGCAGGTGCAGGATCGGGGCGAACACGCCGCGCTTGGGAAGCGGGAACGATTTGCGCCCCCCCGCGCTATCGAAAATGTAGGCGCCGACGCCGCCGTCTTCGGCCGGCTCGATCTCCATCCGATCGGGGCGCTGCGAGTAGATTTCCTTGAGCGAGGTTCCGCCGCGCACCGTGACGCCCTCGAGGAATTCCTCGCCGGCGAAATTCAGGTGGCCGACGATGCTGTCCAGCAGCTCTTCCCAAATCTGCTGCGGGTTCGGCTCGGCGAGCACGGCCGCCAGCTCGTGGGTGTCGGTCACGTCCGTGTCGCCGTCGAAGATTTGAATTGGCACGCTCTTGAGCGCGTCGGCGATCAGGCGGTGGCAGCGGTACACGATCGCGTTGGCTTCGTAGCCCTCGCGCGTCATGGCCTCGTATTTGGCCTCTGAGCGCTGGACCACCTTGCCGCCGGTCATCAGGAAGATAAGCCGGCCCACAGCGGAGGCCCGCTTGGCGACGGGCGCGGGCGGCTCAACCTTATGAGCCGTGAGAACGGGCCCGACAGGCGCTTGCGCGCGGCGGCCCCAGAATTTCGGGAGAAGAGCCATCGACCGCAAGGATATTGGCGCGCCTACAGGCGGGAGATACGCGGCGTCGCCACGCCGAGCATCAGCTCGGTGAGCGCCCAGACCATCGCGTCCGCGCGGTTAGGGCTCACGTCATCCATGAAGCCGTTCGGCGTGAAGAAGCACAATTCGTCCTCGAGCTGCGCGAATCCGCGCGCGTGGTGCACGCGGCCCTGTTCGTACAGGCGGGAGATCGGCTCGGCGCGGATGTGCTTGCCGCGCGAAGCGTGCACGATCTTGACCGGCAGGCCGCGCCCGGTGTCGGCGCTCTGCAGCAGCGCGCGCACCATGTCGCCGCCGAAATTGCCTTCCGCCACCACCAGGTCGGCGGCCCAGCGCGTGAACAGCTCCGCGACTTTCGCGGCCCACACTTCGGGCCGTTCCTGGCAGGTAGCGTCCTCGAGCACCACGGCCGCATCGATGCCGCGCAGCTTGCCAGCGACGACAATGCCGATCGCGTCGCCGCGCTCCGCGCCAGGCGAGCCGGACGGGTCAACGCCGATGCAGATGCGGTCGAACATATCCCGCACGCGCTCGCGCAGCCCCGAATAGGGAGAACCGCGCTCAAGCGCAGCCTGCAGCATGATGCGCGTCCAGAGCGCGCCGGGCACGTCATCGAGGATTTCGCCGTCCAGCTCTTGCCGGCCCATGCGCGTGCCGGCGTATTTCTTCTCCATGTCGGCGAGCGCGTCGGGCGAAAGGTTGTCCTGATTATCGCGCGTGCGCCCGCGCGTGACGTGCGTGGCCTTGTCGGCCAGCATTTCGCGCAGCGGCTTGAGCGGCCGCGGCGTGGTGGCGATCGCCACACGCGGGCGCAGGCCCAGGCGCAGGCCGAAGGTGAGATTGCCCCACGCTTCCTCGAGATATTCCCAGGCGGCCAGCTCATCGGCGATCGCCCAAGCGTGCTGCGGCCCGCGCAAGCTGTTCGGCTCCTGGGCCGAGAACGTCAGCGCTTCAACGCCGTTCGGCCAGGTGAGCTTTTTCTTGCTGGGCTCATAGATCGGCCGGAACCAGGGCGGCGACATGGCGATGATTCCGGCCGGGCCTTCCACCAGCACCTTGCGCACATCGTCTTCGGTGCGCGCGACGATCGCGCCTGGCCCTTCGCCGGCTTCGGCGCACTCGCGCGCGAATTCCGACAACACGCGCGTCTTGCCCCAGCCGCGGCCGGCCAGGCATAGCCACCGGCGCCAATTCCAAGCGGGCGTGATTTGATCCTCGCGCGCCCAGAAGGTGCGCCAGGCGTAAAGCGCGACCGCGGCCTCTTCGTCGTCAAGCTGTCCCGATTGCAGGAGGGATAGCAGGCGCGCTTTCCTCTCCGCGCGCGGGAATTGCGCCGCCCAGCTTTCCAGCGAGTCGCTCGCGGGCGCCGTCGATGAAAGCGTGTTGGTGATTGACATCCACGGTCTCGCGCCAGCCGGCTTGCGTCTTCATCCAGAAAATGCCGGCCGTGATCTGTTCTTTGCCCGAACCCTTCGCACCGCTGGCGAACGCGAACAGGTTCATGCCCACCTTCGCGTTCGCGCGCACCTTCCCGCGGTCCAGCTCTTCCCGATAATGCTTCACCAGCGTCTTTACGCTGATCTCGAGGAAGTCGGCCACGTTCTGCTGCGTCAGGAATTGCGCGAGCGCCTTCACCTGCGCGCGGGTTTCGTCAGTGGGTTCGTGTGCGGCCTGGCTCATTGTTCGATGACCTTGGCTTGGATTGCGCCGGCGGGGCGGCGTTCGGCGAGCACTTCGGCGAAGCTGCGCCCGTTCGCCTCGAGGCGCGCGGCCTGGCCGGTGAATTTCTCCCAGCGCGTCACGGCCACGTCGACGTAACCAGGCTCCAGCTCGGTGCCGTAGAACGTGCGGCCTGCGCGCTCGCAGGCGATCAGCGTGGTGCCGCTGCCGGTGAACGGGTCCGCGATCGACGCGGCGAAGTCGGACACGCCGATGATCGTCTCGATGAGATCCACTGGCTTTTCGGTCGGGTGCAGCTTGTTGCCGGTGCGCTTGGACTGGATCACGTTGCCCTGCGCCTGCTTCGGATCGAACGGCTGCTTCACGCGCGTGGCGGCGAGCACCAGCTCATGCTGCATGCGCCAGCCGCGGCCCATGCCGGGCGTGCCCTTATCCCACACGATCATGTTGCGCACGCCGTACCCGGACGATTCCGCCACATCGAACAGCGGCACCCACATGCGCCAATCGGTGAAGACGTAAATCGAGCCGGCCGCGAAGCGCTCGAACACGGTTTTCACGAGGGCCTGATAACCGCGCGTGCTCAGCGTGTCGTTCGCGATCATCGCTTCGCCGCGCGTGCCGACGCTGCCCGAACGCTTGCCCGCTTCTTGGAATCCCCCGCTGCAATAGGGCGGATCGGTGAGCACCAGGTCGAGCTGCGCGCCGGCGAGAAGCCGCGCGACGTGTTCGGAATTGGTGGCGTCGCCGCAAAGCAGGCGGTGGCGGCCGAGCACCCAGACGTCGCCGGCGCGCGTCACCGCATCGGCCTGCAGGTCGGGCACTTCGTCGGGATCGGCCAGGCCGTCGTTTTTCGGGGGCGCCAGCAGTTTTTTAAGCTCGGCGTCGTCGAAGCCCACCAGCTCGAGCGGAAACGCATCGGCCTGCAGGTCGGAAACCTCCACCTTCAGCAGCTCGATATCCCAGCCGGCGTTCAGCGCGAGCTGGTTGTCCGCGAGGATGTAGGCGCGCCGCTGCGCATCGCTCCATCCGGTGCAATCGAGCACCGGCACGGTGCCGGCCGGCAGCAGCTCGCCGTTCGGGCGCTTGATGACGCCGCCGGCGGAATAGACGCGCTGGGCGCCGAGCACGCGGCCGTGGCCGGCGACGATGCCTTTTGCGTCGGCCAGCACCGGATTGGTGAAGCCGAATTCCGTGATGCTCGCCGCGATCTGCGCCACCTGCGCATCCGAGTGCGTGCGGGCGTTGCGGGCGTAGGGGATGAGGGATTCGAGCGGGCGCAGCTCCACCAGGTAGCCGGCCGCTTCGCTTTTATAATCGGAACCATCGTGCACGAAATCAGCTCCTGGCGGCGCGACGCCCGAAGCCCCGTTCGGTTTGGCGATCGGCAAAGCCGTCGATGAGCCGTTCGACTTCGCGGCGCAGGCCCGCCAATTCGGTGCGCAGCTCGGCGATCGCCACGCTGGCGGATGCGCCCTGGTCGCCGCGCTTATCCCACCGGGACAAGATGTAACCGGCTGCGAAGGTGAGCAGCGTCACCAAATTGGGGTCCATCGCATTCATCGGCTCATAATCGGGCCACGCCCGCGCGCGGCGGAAAGAGCCCATTTGGGCGCCTGGGCCCTGGCCAGGCCGATGATGGCGACGAAGCCCACGAAGCCCGCGCCGCGGCGAACCTCGCTGATAAAGGGGCTGAGCCGCACGCCGGCGGCCTCGAGCGCGGCGCGCGCATGGACCGCGGCCGCTTTCATATCGTCGATATTGAGCCACACCGATGAGCTGGTCCGTTCGACCTTGACCACGCGGCCCTTCACCAGCTCGCGCACCTCGCCCTGGGCCGGAATGACGATGCCCCTATAAGAAAGACGAATCCGCGGCACGTCGCCTTGCTCGATCTCCACCCAGCTCGATGCGTCGGCCGGCGGGCTTTCGTCTTTCTGCAGAGCGGCGGGCCGGCCGATCGCGCGGATGAGCGGCGCGCACTCTATAAGCACCTGCGCGATCGGGTGCGTGCGCGGGGTTTTGATTTTCGGCGCGCCCCCGTCAAATTTTCCGGCCAGCAGCGCGCGGCCGACGCCGTGCAGGCCGGCGATCATCGCGGGATTCGCCCGTCCCCTTTTCAGGCCCTTGAAGCGTGCGGGCCAGAGCGTCGCCGGCGACGGCGGGGCCGGCATGGATCTCGCGCGCGATCGCGACCGGCGCCTGGTTCGGCGTCGGCTCGGCTTTTTTGCTGCAGGAGAGGGTGAAGCGGGCGCGGGCGCGCGACGGTTCGATGCCATCCACGAGCATCAAAGCGCCCGCGATTATTTCCGACTTCTTGCGAATGAGTCGATTTCGACTCATTTTTATGCGTTTTCCGGCGATTTTATGCGGATCAGAAGCGCACGGTGTCGGTGTCGAGCGTGTCGATGAGGCGCAAATCGTCCGTGCCCGGAATAGGCGCGTCGAGCGACACCGTATTCCAGCGGCCGCTTTCTCGATCGAGCTTGCGCACGTAATCCTTGGCGAACGTCTTGAGGTTGGCCAGGTCGAGCCAGCCCTCGAGCACGTCCAGCACCATCTGGGAGATCACGTCCGCGCGGATGTGCGCGGGCAGGCTTCGCGACACCGCCGCGTCGGCGGCGGCATATAGCGCGTTCGCCTTCAGCGATTTGTGGTGCAGCTCCGGCTGTTCGGCCAGCTTGAACTTTTTCGCCTTCGGCGGTGCTGCAGGTCGCGGGCCTTTCAGGTGCGCGATGACGGCTTCGAATTCTTCTTCGTCATACCAGCCCCAGAATCGCGAGCCTTCGACCTTCGGCGCGTGCCATTGGTATAACCAGCACGCGGCTGCATCCTTCGCTATCTTCAACCGCTCGGCGACGTGCGCCACGCCGAACTTGAATTCGCGGCCTTTCAGCTTGGCCGGCGGGTCTTCAACGCGCGCGCGTTCGACGGCCGCTTCGAGCGAAAGCCCTTCGCCCATGAAACGCCGCACCAGCTCGAATTTTCCCGAGCCCAGCAACAGCTTCGCGGCGCCCGACGATGTGGGCCGCGCATGGATCACTTCAGCGCGGAACCCTGCATCGGTTTGGATGCGGCGATGCCATTCGTTCTTATTCGGCATGTCCGTATCATCGGCGAGACTTTCCAGCGTTTCGCCGAGCGCGAAGCGCGTAAGCGCGCGCTTCCAGTCGATCGCTGCAGCGCGCGCTGCGCGCCGGCGTTCGTGCTCGCCGTTCACCGCGTCGCGAAACGCCGCGTCTCGCTCCATCCGGCCGTTCCACATTTTCGGGCTGGGCCACATGCCGGCTTCGTCGGTGCAGATGTCAATTTTGTCTTCGCCGGCGAGGAAGCGCTCGAGCACTACCGCCCAGCGTTCTTCGGGCAGGCTTTCGCTGCGCTCTTTTCTGTCCGCCTTATATGTCGGGCCCTGCATCCACCTGGCGCGGAGATCCGGGTAGCGCCTAGAATGGACCACATTGTTGAATTGCCGCGCGGTGGGCAGGCCGTCCTGGCCGCCCCACTTCGACGGGGGATCGCCGGCGCAAAAGCGGTCCAGCGCCTCGATCCATTTCGCATAAGGTATGCCGGCAATGATTTGCGGCGTGGCGCTGGCCTTCAGACAAGCCGGGCAGCGGAAGGCGTTATCGCGGCCGCGCGCCCAGCCTGCCGCTTCCACGCTGCGCACCAGGCTGGAAAAGGCGACGCGCAGTTGGTCCTGTCCATCGTGCGATTCCGCGATGAAGGCCGGGTGCGATTCCGGGCACCCGTTGCTCGGACCTTCAGGCCCGGTGCAGCGCAGCTCCAGGCGCAGCATTATGCAACGATGCTGCGGATGAGCGCCGCCACCGGGTGCTCGATGCCGCCGTCGAAGAGCAGCGCCGCGTGGATTTCGCGGCGGCGCTTAACGCCGGCGTCGAGCCGTTCGCGCAGCTCGAGCCAGGCCGGCCAGAATTTCGAGCGATCGGGCCAGCCGTTCAGCACGTGCACCGCGACGTCGGCCGGGTATTCCTCGAGGCGCGCGACGTAGGCACTGAGCTGCAGATCGGCGTCCATGTCGCTGGCGTCCTTTCGGAGCACCAGCACGGACATGGTGGCGAGCGCGGCCTCGAGCGCGTCGCGCGGCGCCGGCTCCATCATGGATTCGACGAACGCGCATGCGCCGGCGAAATCAGGCTGCGACGACGACGGGGGAGAATTCGACGTCGATGACTTCGCCGCGTTCTGGGCCGCGATCGGCCGCGCCATCAGCTTCGGCTTGCCCGTCCCCCAGATCACCCGGTCGGCCAGCTCGAGCCCGAAGCGCTGCGGCAACGAGGCTTCCACCGCCGCGTCCACCGCGAGCGGTCTTTGGCGCGCCAGCCATCTGGCGTCGATCTTTGCGGGCAGATTGGTGTTCGGTGCTGCCCTCACGATTTGCGTGCTGGGGGTCATGGTTTCTCTCCGGTGCGGCGAGAGGCGGTGGAGCTTTGCGACGGTCGCGCGCGTCCACCCAGGCGCGTTCGAAATAGGCCCAGACGTTGATCGGCGAGGCCCGCGGCGAAGCCGTCCGGGCACGGATGATCGGCAGGATGTCCAGCTCGAGCGAGCAGCCCGCGCGGATCGCCACCGCGATGCGCGGCGCGGTGGCCTCGAGCGCGCGCAGGCCGGCGGCGTCTTGCGCCAGGCCGGGCCCCGCCGCGGCGACGCAAGCGGCGTGCAGCTCCTCGAGGCTCAGCGCGGTGTCCGGTTTTCGCTCCCCCCCACCCGAATTTTTTTCGGGCGGGTCCGCGCGCGCATGCGCGCCCAGGAGAGGAGAGGAGGATTCTAACTCTAGCTCTGACTCTAACTGCTTGGCCGAAAAACCAAGCCCTGCTTGGTCTATGCCGTTGATTTCCTGACGTTCGGCCTCCGCTTCGTCAGATTTTCGCGGCGTTTTTCTTCGGGTTTCAGCGGGTTTTCGCGCTGTTTTCGCGGCATTTTCGGCCCGCTTCTTCCCGCCGGCGCGGCCGTTCTCTTGGTTCCGCGCCCGGCTGGCGGCGCGGTCGCCTAGCTCGGCGTCGCAGGCGTCATCGCGGATGTAGCCGTCTTCGTCCTTCCAGATGCGCCCGGCCTCGATCAGCTCATCGCGCACCGAGCGCCATTTGCGCACGCTGATTTTCAGATGGCCGGCGAACCAGCGCGCGTCGTCGTCGTCGCGATCAGGCAGCGCGCCGCCCTGGCGATAATAAAGCAGCACGATGCGCACGTAGGCGTTGGTCTGGGCTTCGGTCAGCCGATCGAGGCCCTTCAGAAAGCGGTCGACGTAGCACCGGAAAAAGAAATCGTCGTTCATCGGTCGCCTCCCCGATCGGGGGGCGCCTTGAAAAAGACGCCGAAGCTGGGCACATCCCGCATTGCTGCAACACTCCAATTTTCTGAAGCCGTCGCGGGTTTGCCTCCGCGGCGGCTTCTTCGTTTTTCAGGCGCACCGGCGCAGCGAGGTGCGCAAAGGCACGCCCGCCGCGCGCAGCGCGGCCTCCACCTCTTCGACGGATCGACACAACGCCCACCAGGTGCCCGGCGCGTGCGAAAGCACGCCGGCCCAAGTTTCTTGTTCTGGCCTCAGTTTGCCGGTGCTGGTCTTCAGCTCGAGCCACACCGTGCCGACGCCGCGCTGCGCCACCACGAAATCGGGCGCGCCGCGGCGCACGCCTTCGCCCTTGAGCTGGGCGGCGACGCGCGGATCGCGCGCCCCGCCGCTGGCGATGTGCGTGAAGACGGCCTGGCCGGGAAACAGCGCCAGGTCGAGATAAGACGCCACCGATCGCGTCAACGATCGTTCGGGAACGACAAGCAGGCGCGGCTTTCTCATCGCGCGCCCTCCCGCTGTTCTTCCAGCGCGAGCGCGACGCGCGCTTCCGTCAGCTCGGTTTGCACGCGGCCGAGCTGCAGCACGCGGCCGAGCAACGCCGACAATTCGCCCAGCGTGGCGTCGATTGCTTCGTCTTCGCGGAGATCCTCTACCAGCTTGACGGCGTAGCTGATCGTCGAGCGATCGCGGCCGAGCGCCTGGCCTACGGCGTTGAGGCTCATGTCCGCGGCCGTGTGCAGCAGATAGGCCAGCACGTGGCGGCCGAACGCTTCGCCTTCGCCGCCCCGCGTGATGCGGAAGAACGCCTCCGGCGGAAAATCGAAATAGGCCGCCAGCAGACACGCCGCGCGCCGCGCGGTTTCCTGATAGCCGGGGAGCTTCGCGCCGCTCATGCCAGCACCACGCAAAGCAGGAAGACGCTGGCTGCAGCGATCGCGAACGCGCCGGCCGCGCTGAACGGCCGGCGCTCGAGCGCGAAATAAGAGAACGCGCCGGCGGCGACGAACAGGCCGCCAAGAAGCATCCAGAACAGCCCGATCATGCCGCGCCTCGTGCGAAGCGCGCCACGTCGTCGGCGCGCGTGAGCTGCGCGCGCTGGCCGGGCGGAATCCAAATGAGCTGGGTACCGACGCACGCATCGCGCAGCCAGATGAACCAGGCGTAGCTGGTGGCCGTCGAAGCGGCCGGATTCCAGCGACCTTTGACCATCGGCACGCGCTCGGCGAATTGCGCGACGGCGAGCGGGGGAAATTTCGAGAAGATGCGCTCGTAGCGGCCGCCGCCTTCGGCCCAAACGCTGCGCACCAAAAGCGCCGCGCCGATCTCGGCTTCCTCGATCGCGCGCAGCGCGAAATCTTCGGCCAGCGCGAACGGCGGATTCGTGATGATCCAGTCGATGCGCGCGGCCGGGCGCTCGATCACGTCCGGGCCGGCGCCGACGAATGAGCCGACGCGCTGGCCCGGCCCGTAATGGTGCACGTCGCTGGCCCACGTCTCGCCGGCATATTCGGCCAGCACGTGGACCATGTGCCCTTCGCCGCTCGCGGGCTCCCACACCACGGCGTCGGCCAGGCTGATGCCCAGCTTCGGCAGCACGCATTCGGCGAGCGCGCGCGTCGCCCAGGGCGGGGTGGGAAAAAAGTCGAGCGCGTCGGGCGGCGTGGCCCGCTGGGCCATCACCGCCGAAGCGCCGCGCGGGGTGGCCCCCCCGGTCAAAAAATCACCGCCGCGTCGACGCGATCGGCGATCGCCAGCAGAACGCGCTGGGCCTTCTTCGCGCCCTTGCGGCTCACGCGATCGCCGGCCTTTGTGTGCGGGCCGTTCAGCGTGAGCTGAAGCGAAGACAGATCGGCCCGCGCCACGGCCTCGAGCGCGCGCGCCATCGCGGCCCGCGTCGGAAGGCCGGACTTGATCGCCTGCGCGTAGGCGCGCGCGGCGCAATCGAGCGGATCGGTTTTAGTGGCGACGGCGGTTCTGGCCGGATGCGCTACAACCCGTTCGGCTTCAACGTGCTGGGCGACGATCGCCGGCGGCTCGGCGAGCGCGGGCGGATGCGCGGCGGCGAAGAGCGCAGAGAAAATCCCTTTCATGGCGCCATCACCCCCGGCGCCGCGGCGAGCGCCTGCAGGCCGCGCGCGGTGAGGCGCGCGCTGGTCTTGCCGTCGAGCGTGTCGAGCAATTCGACGAAGCCGCCTTCGCGCAGCCGGCGCAGTTGCGACACGCCCACCTCGCGCGGCGCCACGAAATGACCGCCGCCGCCGAATTTCGCGATTTCGCGCAGCCCGCGCAGATCGGCGTCGGGCAGACGCAAATTCTCGATCTCGAGGCGTCGGCCGATCGGCGCGCCACCGGCGCCGTCTTCGGCGTCGTCTTCGTCCAGCTTGCGCTTGGTGTTCAATTTGGCCTCCTGGTTCCGGTTCCGGTCTTCCCAGGCAGACACCCCATCCCTACGCCGTGATCGGCGCGCCCCCGCGCCCTTCATGGCGGTCTTCGTCGGATTGCGAGTTGGCCCGCGCTCATGCCGCGGAATCCCGTTCGGCTTTTTCTTCGAGCGCCGCCTCAATCAACCGCGCCTGCTCATCGATCGAGAATTCCGGAAGGGCTTTCTTGATCTTGAGGCCGGTGCGCAGGTCGAAGCGCCGCTTGAAATGGGCGATTTTGTGCAGGTTTCCAAACGGCACGCCGGTGAGTTCGCCCAACTCTTCCCAGGTGCGGCCGTCGCGGTTCTTGATCGACAAAAGGTCCATGACGATTCGACTTGTCCCTGGGACGAGGTGAATCGTCAAGCCCGGTCTGCGCACTTGTCCCTGGGAACGAGGACTGCACTTTGTCCCTGGGATAAAATCGAGTCGTGAGCCGGAAGACCTACACCCCGACGTTTCTCGCGGCGTGGCGCGAACACCTCAATCTTTCACAGGAAGAGGTGGCGCCCGACCTTGGAATTTCGGCGGGCCATCTGAGCAACATCGAGCGCGGCAAGCGGCCCTACACCCAGGAGCTTTTGGAAGCGGCGGCCCGTCGCTACGGCTGCAAGCCGGCGGACCTGCTGTCCGTCGATCCGCGCGACCCGCCCAGCCGCGATGAGCTGCTTGAAGCAGCCGATGGGCTCACGCCTCAACAGCGGGCCGACATGGCCAAGATGATGCGGGCGCTCGCCGAGCGGCACAACGACAACTTCGACGCCGATGAGCTACCGGAGCCGGCAAAAGCCCGGCGCGCCAAGGGCTAAGCCCCGTTGCACCAGCCCACCCGGCCTTCGTAGGGCTGGGCCAGGCCCTCGCCGATCAGCACCGGCGCCACGTCCCGGCCGTCGAGAATGAGCCGCGCGAACCAGCGTTCTCGCAACTGGCCCACGGCTTCCTGGCGCTGGCCCGTCAGCTCAGCCTCGATCTTGCGAGCCGCGCCGATCAGCTCGGTGAGCCGGGCGCGGGCCTGCTGGCCGAGCCGGCGTTCCGCCAGGCAATGGGCCCCCATCCGCCCGCCGCCGACGCCCGGCGCATCCAGGCCCAGGAGCCGGTAGCGCACGCCGGCGGAATCCACCGTGTCGCCGTCGATCACAGTGACATCGGCCAGTTCGCGGCGTTCCGGCGTGGCGAGGGGCGCCCCCACCACGTTCGCGATTTCATCCTGATCGGAAAGCACGGCCTCGAACCGGGCTTCGAGCTGGGCGGCGCGCGAATCGAAGCGCTCGGCGGATCGCCACGCGAGCGCACCGCCGGCAAGCGCCGCCACGGCCGCCAAAGCCATCGCCCACCGTCCCATCGGGGAAATCTTAACACTGTGAACGCTTAACGCGAAACTTGTCCCCTGGACGAATTAGGCACTTGCGTTCTTTCTCGTCCCAGGGACAAGTTAGGCCCAGCAGCGTGATTCCCCGCTGCGTTAGGAGGGGCCTATGGACAAGATGCGCTCGCACCGCTCGCGTCCCGATTCCGAGAACCGCCGTGTCGTACCGATCCGGGCTTTTCGCCCGCCGCCGGGGCCGCCGCGCCAGCCTGATCCCGAAGGCGCGCGCATCTTCGCCGGCAAGATCGACATCGGCGCCCAGATCGCCGCCGCGCTGGCGGCCGAGGCCAAATGCCTGCGCTTCGCCGCGCCGGCCGATCTCGCCGCCCGGCTCGAGCTGCTGGAAGCCGAATTCGAGCTGATCGCCCACGACATGCGCGAAGCCGGGGAGGTCGCCTGATGGACCCGCTGGCTCATCTGAAATTGATAATGGACGTCGGCTACGCGGCCGGCCGTGGCGTGCCGAACGCGCTGAGCTACGCCCAGGCGCTCGGCGCGCTCGAAACGCAATCGCACGATTGGCCCTCCCACCTGCACGCTGGCGCGCAGCGCGTGCTGGACGATTGCCGGATGCGACCGGCGGAAGCGGCGAAGCTCTGCCGCGCCGCATGCACGCGATTGCTGGGCGTCGTTGATGCGATCGCCGATGAGACGCGCGCCGAGACGATCGCCGCGGCCGCTTACGCTGCATGCGCGGACGCGATCGAGGCCGCAGCCTGATGGGCGCGCTTCTCGCCCGCGCGCCGGCGATCACGCGCGACGCCATCCTGGCCGAAGCGCGCGACTGGCTGGGCACGCCCTGGCGCCACCGGGCCAGCGAAAAGCACGCCGGCGTCGATTGCCTGGGCCTCTTGCGTGGCGTGTGGCGCGCCGTGATCGGGCCCGAGCCCGAAGCGTTGCCGGACTATTCGCCGGCCTGGGATGAGCCCGGCCGCGAGCTGCTGCTGCTCGCGCTCGGCCGCCATTTCGTCAACGTCGCGCGCGCCGACGCCCGGCCCGGAGATCTGCTGGTCTTCCGCATGGCGCCGGGCGCGCCGGCCAAGCACGTGGCCGTGCTCGAGCACGGCGGCCGGATCATCCACGCCTATTGGGCGCGCGCGGCCGTCGAAAGCCGGCTTGCGCCCTGGTGGCGCGACCGCCTGGCCGCCGCCTTTTCCTTCCCCGGAGTTTCAGCATGAACGCGCCGTTCTTTCTGCGCGCGGAGCCGCGCGAATTGTTCCGCTTCAAATGGTCCGCCGCCGGCGGCGCGACCTGGCAGCTCGCCATGAACACGCACGCGATCGCGCTCTTGGTGAATCGGCCCGATCGCAGCGCGCTGTTCGGAATCGCCTGGCTGAAGGACGGCCGCCTCTGCTGGCCGGCCGATATCATCATGCGCCAGAACGGCCGCGGCGGCCGGCTCACTGAAAACGGCGCCGTCGTTCAGCAATGGGGGCGGCCGTGAGCGAAGTTCTCAAGGCCGCCGATCGCGCGCGCAAGCTCTTGAGCGACGCCGCGTTGAACGCCGCCCGCATTCTCGAGGCGGCCGAGCTGCTGCGCGGCGACGGCGGGCCCAGCCTGCGCCGCACGCGCCTGGAATTCGCGATCCTCAAGGCGCTGGACGATTGCACCGACCAGGCCCGCATCGATCGCGCCCAAGAACAAGCGGAGGCCGAATAGATGGTTTGCCCGTCTCGCACCGCGGAGCACCCGCTCACGGCCAATCAGAAAGATCACCTGCAGCTGATGCTGCAGAAGGGCGCGCTCGGCGAAGAGCACGCCCAGACGATTTACGAACTTCGGCGCGGCGGCGCGCTTCCGAACACGATGGTGATCGGCGCGCTGTGCGATAAGGGCCTGGCCGGCAAGAAGGCGCGCACCCGAAAGGGCCAGCGCGCCACGATTTACTGGCTCACCCATGACGGCATCCGGCGCGCGCGCGATCTCGCGAAGGGAGGCCGCCGTGTCTGAGCCCGTCGAATTCAAAGTGTGGTCCGAAAATCTGGACGAAGACGACGCCGGCGCGGTGATCGCCAACACGCCGTTCGGCGCGGTGATGATGGCGCTGGCCGAAATCGCCGACGACGACGATCTCACCGGCGTTGAAGATTGGCTGGTGCGCTGGCCGAACGGCCGCGCGCATCGTTTCCGGGCCGTCTTTGACTATTCGAGCGGCCTGGCCATCACGCCGCTGCGCGCCTGCCGGAAATGCGGGTGTGCGGACGATCGCGCCTGCGATCCGCCCTGCAGCTGGGTGGAGGATGACCTTTGCTCGGCCTGCCGCCCAGGTCCGCCGCCGCCCTTCTCGGCGGAAGAGTGGGCGGCGAAAGCGCAGCGGGAGCGGGCCAATGGCTGAACCCGCTGCGATCGATCCGGAATTGGTGACGGCGCAAATCGTGCGTCTGCGCGATGCCGCCAAAACGCTGGGCGTCAGCGATCGGTTCGCCGAGTCGCTCATTCGCTATGCCGTGCGCGGTGTGCCTACCGGCGGCTTCCTGCGCGCATTCCTCGCCAACGATCTGGCCCAAGCCATTTCCAGGGCGGATGACGACGCGCTGCGCGAATTCCGCCCGCTGCTGCATTTCGTCTGGAATTTCCTCGGCGCGAAATGCTGGGGCTCTTACGCGATGGTCGACGAATGGCTGGCCGCGCCGATGACCGCGCAGAAGGTGGCGTGTCATGGCTGACGGCTTCACGCGCGGCGCGCTTCACCACGACGACGGCGTCTATCTCGATTTGCCGCTGGCCGATTATCTCGCCGATTCCGCGCTCAGCGGCTCGGCGTTCAAGAAGCTGCTGAGCGATCCGGCCGGCCTGTATTGGGAAAGCGACGCCAACCCGCTTTGGCTCAAGCCCGAGCGGCGCGCCGATCGCGCCCGCCTTCGCGGCTCGGCCGCGCACGCCGCCATCCTCGAGGGCCTGGCCGTTTACGCGGCCCGGTACGTCATCAAACCCGAGGGCGTGCTCGAAAGCAGCGCCGATCTGAAACGCTGGCTTTCAAACGAGCGCGCGCGCCGGATCGCGGACTCGATCGACGGCAAATTGTCGAAAGAAGACCGCGACGCGGTGAAGCAAACCGGCGAACGCGAAGACCTGGTGGCGCGGATTCTCGCGATAGCCCCCGCCACCAAAATTTGGGAGCCGGATGAAGACACCGAGACGCTGACGCCGGCGGACGATCAATATGTCCGCCTGCTGGAGCGCTTCGTGCGCAGCGATCCCACGTTCGCGCCGCTGGTGTCGGACGGCCTGCCGGAAGTCTCGATCTTCTGGACCGAAGACGGGCTGCGCTTCAAAGCCCGCATCGACTATTTGACGGCCGGCACGGTGCTGGACCTCAAGACATTCGGCCAGGCTCCGCGCCGCGGCCGCGGGCTGCGCGAACATTGCGTCGCCGAGGCGGCGTTCAACGCCTACGATTTACAGGCCGTCCATAACATGCGCGCGGTCGAAGTCGCGGCTGATCGCTATTTCGAGGACGAAAGCGATTTCGCCATCGTCGCCGGCGTCACCGGCGCGGCGGGCGCGACGAAGAACAATCTCTGCGCCAGCATTTTGCAGGCGTATGCGCAGAACGGCGTCGGCCGGCGCGGCCCTGGCGTCTTCCGCTGGCTCTTCTTGCGCATGGGCAGCGGGCCCACCGGCATTTCGATTCCGTTCCGCCGCAGCGATGGCCAGTGGAGCGAAGCCGAGCGGCAAATCGCGGCCGCCTGCGATCTCTACCAGCAATTCCGCGACGCCTACGGCGACCAGCTCTGGATGGTCACGCACGGCGAACAGGAAATCCAGGACATGGACTGGCCGCTCGCGGCGATCAGGGGGGCGGCATGAAAACCTACGATGAGAAGTGCTTCGATCTGGCCGTTTTGTTTCTGAGCGACGAACCCGCGCTCGATACGCCCAAAAATCGCGATGAACTCGCGGGCGACATCCAGGCGCTCATCGAGGATTTCATCTTCGTGAAGCGTCGGGAAAAAGAGGCGGGCGCGCAGTGACCGCTTCATCGTTTCGTCCCGCGGTGCGCGCCGGCGTCGGCCTGCTGATCGGCATCGCCGGCGCGACCGGCAGTGGCAAGACGTTTTCCGCGCTGCGCCTGGCGCGCGGGCTCGCCGGCGGCGATGATTCCAAAATCGCCTTCATCGACACCGAAGCCGGCCGCGCGCTCCACTACGCCGCGGCCGAAGGCGAAGCGCCCAGCGCCACCACGTTCGGCTTCGCGCACGCCAGCCTGGCGCCGCCCTTCACGCCCGAGCGCTACCTCGCCTTGATCGAAGAAGCCGACAAGGCCGGCTTCGCGGTGATCGTCATCGACTCCTTTTCTCACGAGTGGGACGGGGAAGGCGGCTTGATGGAGCTGCACGATGAAATCCACGAACGCATGGGCGGCCAGGACAAGCAGAGCATAGCCGCCTGGAAGGAACCGAAGCTGCGCCACAAGCGCCTCGTCTCCCGGCTGCTGCAATGCCACGCCCACCTGGTCATCTGCATGCGCGCCGAAGACAAGCTGCGCATGGAGACGGTGAAAGAAGAAGGCTCCAACGGCCGCGAATACACGAAGACGAAAATCACCGCCGCGAAGGATTTGCCGCTCGCCGAGCGCTGGGCGCCGATCTGCGAAAAGCGCTTCCCGTATGAACTGATCACGTCGCTGGTGCTGACGCCGGAACGGCCTGGCGTGCCGGTGCCGCTCAAGCTGCAGGAACAGCACCGCGCCTCTCTGCCGCTCGATAAGCCACTGACGGAAGCCGCCGGCGAAGCGCTCGCCGCCTGGGCGCGCGGCGCGAAACCGGCCGGCCCGCAGCCCGCCAGTCTGTTAGAAAAAAGCACGCAAATTTCTGACAAAGCCGCCGCCGATTTCTTCCCCGGCGACGCGATCGAATACGCCGGCCGGCGCTTCAATCCGTTCGATCCGTCCGCGCTCGATCCGCCTCTGCCGATCGGCGAAATGGAAGCGCACGAGATCGTCGAATTCGCCACCGCGCTGGCCAATCTCATCAAGGCGGCGCCCGCGCACGCAAAGCGCGCCTGGTTCGAGCGGAACACGCCCGAGCTGGTGGGCGTGAAATCTCGCCGGCCGGCGCTCTTCGCACGGCTTGAGCAGCTCGTATCGGATGGCGCGCCGGGGGGCGCGTCTGAGGGCCCGCCCCAGGATGGAATGGAGCAAGGCGGGCCCTCCAATTTTCAAGGAGCCGCCTGATGATCCGCCCGCCGCTGCAGATCGCCACCCAGGCGCTTGAAGAAATAGAGCGCGGCCGCGCGGCCGGCTCGGCCGAGTCCACGCTCGCCAACGATGGCAGCTGGCGCGAATACGCGCGCGAGCTGCAGCGCATCGCGCGCCGCGCGCTCCGCGAAATGCGCACCGACAACGCGGAGACGGCTTGAATGTGCAAGGGCTGCGAAATCCGTAGGCGGAAGATGGTGTCGGTGCACCTGCGCGCCGACATGCTGCGCCAGGCCGTCCGCGACGTTCGCGAAGGCTACCATGACGGCTGGACCGAAGCGCTCGCGCAGATCGAAGCCGAGCTGCACCAGCTCGCCATCGACATGGCCGGCCCGGAGCACCCGCATGGCGTTCGCCGGCGGACCAGGCCGTCGCCGGCGGCCCACGCCGATCTTCTCGAGCAACAGGAATCCACGGCGGCGATCGCCGCGGAGTGAAGGAGCGAAACATGGCAAGAAAACCCAAGCCCACGCCGCGGCCGATCGACGACGACGCGGAAGCGGAATTCGCGGAAGTGCCGCACTTCAAGCCCGATGCGCTCATCGGCCAGGTGACGGACTTCCTGCTGATGGAACTGCGCGACGCCAAGGAAAAGAAGCCTTGGGCCGCGATGAGCGAAAGCGAGCAGCGCTGGTTGATCGAGCGGGCCCAGGGCCAGGCGCGCGCCGTCGTCGCCGGCATCGTTCGGACGATCGCGGCGAAGGGATTCGAGAAGATCGACGCCATTTCGGACGGCGGCAGCTGGAAGGATGGCGAAATCAGCCTGAAGCTGAAGGCCAGGCTGACGCCTGAAAATCTCGAGGCCGTGAGCACCGGCGGCAATTTCGTGCAGGTGATCTTCGCCAGCGTCGAGCAATTCGACGGCGACGGCGCGATCAAGGCCGCACCCGATCAGCGTCCAATGTTCGACGACGAAGACGACGCCGAAACGTGGACGGACCCGCACACAGGCGAAGTGATGCGCGGCCCGCGCCAAATCGGCCATCGCGGCAATGGCGCTGCGACTTGAGCCTCAAGAACTCCCCCCTTCGCAACTTGGACGCCGCGCCATCCGATTGGATGGCGCGCCTTCCTTATTTCAAAACCGAGGAGGCGCCGGTGTCGCGCGCAGCACTCGCAGAACTCGCCGCTGGCGCGTGCGAATTGTCGGCCGTCGTCGGCCAGCAGCTCGCCCGCCTGGGCAATGGCGATCCGGCCCAGCTCGAGGAAGCGATCGCCGGTGCGTGGGCGGCCTGCTGCTACGCGCTCGAGGTTCGCGACCTCAACCGCGACCGGATCATGCAGCGCGCAGAAGCGCGCATCGCCGAAATGCGCGCGCGGGGCGCGTGATGGGCGAAACCACGAAGATCGAGTGGGCGGACCACACCTTCAATCCGTGGATCGGGTGCCAGAAAGTCGGGCCCGGCTGCGATCATTGTTATGCCGAAGGCATGGACCACCGCTTCGGCGGCGGCCATTGGGGTCCGCACGCCGAGCGGAAGCGCACCAGCGTTGCGAATTGGCGTCTGCCGTTCCGCTGGAATGACCAGGCCGCCGCTGCAGGGCGCCGCCCCTTCGTTTTTTGCGCGTCGCTCGCCGACGTGTTCGACAACCAGGTGAACCCCGGCTGGCGGCGCGATCTGTTCGACGTGATCGACCGCACGCGGCACCTGGTCTGGCTGCTGCTGACGAAGCGGCCGCAAAACATCAACGGCATGGTGACGGTGCTCGGCCATTGGCCGCCGAACATCGCGCTGGGCTGCACGGTGGTGAACCAGGCCGAAGCCGACCGCGATATCCCGGTGCTGCTGAATTCGCCGAAGGCCGGCGGCGCGCTCTTCTATTTCGTCTCGATCGAGCCGCAGCTCGGGCCGATCGACGTGTCGCGCTATTTGCGCCCGCGATCGGCGCCGCACGCTGATGGATACGGCGGCCGCGAAGGCCCAGGCTTCACCACCAATTTCGCCCAGCTCAGCTGGGTCATCTGCGGGGGCGAAAGCGGACCTGCTGCGCGCCCGATGCATCCGGCCTGGGCGCGATCGCTGCGCGATCAATGCGCGGCCGCCGGCGTGCCGTTCCTGTTCAAGCAATGGGGCGTGTGGTCGCCACGGCCGCGCGCCGATGCGGCCGCGTCCGTGATCTGCAGCGACGGCCAGGTGCTCGAGGGGCAGCGAGTGCTGGACCGCGCTGACGATGCGCATGCCGAAATCATGTTCCGCGTCGGCAAACACCGCGCCGGCCGAGATCTGGATGGCGACGAATTCAGCGCGCGGCCGATCGTGCCCGCAATCGAAAGGGGGCACCTACTTTGAACGCCATCGCTCGCGATCTTCGGCGCGACGCGCGCCACGTCATCGGTTCGGGACCCACGCCCGACGAATTGGAAGCGAGCCTGGCCGCGCTCCACCGCCACGGTTTTTGCGAAGACGCCGCCGACAAGATTTTCGAAGCGGCGTACCTGCCGCCGCCGGCCGTGATCGATGCGCGAATTGCGAACCTGAAAGCGCTTGGGCTCGCGAACCCGATTGAACTTATCACGTCTCTCCCGGCCATCCTGGGCTTAGCGCCGGATTCGATCCGCGCGAAGATCGAGCTGCTGACCACGCTCGGCTTCGGCGACCCGGTGAAAATG